CATCTAAATTCATTATCTTCATTTGAAATTTAAAATATATGATACACAAAAATAAGTTACTAAGTTTTATCTCTAAGTATTATCTTAACGGTTTAAATAACCAAGTCAAATGGAGAATTAAGGACAGTAAGCTAATAGTTTACGGAGGAACAGCAGGTAGAGTTTGTAAAGTTGAACTAGACAATTTTCCACTAGAGGATGGAGAACTAGGGATATTTGATACCCACAAACTAAGTAAATTAGTTTCAATCACTAGTGGTGAATTAATGATTTTAACTGAAAAGATTAAATCTATATTTACCAAATTACACCTCCAGGATGCAAATTTTAACTTAACGTATTCTTTAGCTGATGTTTTAATCTTAGGAAAAAACACTTACTACAATGATCCTGAAAAATGGATTGTAGAAATTGATTTAGCAACTGAAGATGTTGATAATTTAATTAAGGCTAAAAATGCGTTAGCTGACGTAGATAACATGCTAATTACCACTAACAAGGATTTGGATGGCAATTATACGTGTGAATTTATCTTTGGAGATAACACGGGATTCTCAAATAAAATCACGTATCAAATTATGTTAGGTTCAAACCCAATTGAAGAATTTCAAATACCATTTGATTCCAATGTTTTGAGAGATATTCTATCTGCTAACAAAGATCAAGACAAATGCACACTAAAACTATCTCCTGAAGGTATTTTAAAACTAAACTTCTACTCAGCTGATCTAAACAGTGAATACTTTGTAGCAAGAAACGAGTAGACACTATATGTATAATAAAGTAATACAGCTGGAGCGTATTAAATTTATGTTAAACCGAGGATCCTAGGACCTCACAAACCCGTATATCTTATGAGTACTTTATTTAATGAATTCGACATCCTATTTCACAACTTCTTCCACCCATCGAGTGGATTTCTCTCTGCCTCAACGGCAAAACAACCCCACCCTTTAAATATCTTCTACACTGATGACAAACTTCATTTTGAAGTTGCGTGCACCGGTCTTGCAAAAGAAGATGTAAACGTGAATATCGAAGACGATATTCTCAAAATCAGTTACAAGAAACCAGAAGAAGAAGAAACACTTCATCCTGGTACAATTTACAGAGGCTTAGCAAAACGTTCATTCGATCTAGGCTATAAAATCTCAGCAAAATATGATTTAAGTAAAGCAGAAGCCAAACTTGAAAATGGCTTGCTTGAGATTTCTATCCCAGTATCTGAAAAAGCTAAGTCAAAAGTTTTAAAGATAAAGTAAAAAACCCCTTTGCTCCAGCGTATTACTTTATTATATTCACGTTATACTTAAAACAAGGTTATAAATGATTCGAAAACGAAAAACAAATCAAACTCTTACGGATTCAAAATTAGAACCCTTTTTCATTACTGTAGATGATTATTGTTTTACAGTGAAGGAAAGAGTTACTTCTGATGCTGATCACTTTAAATCTAGTGGTAAGGTCAAAGTATACGAAAAATCTCTATCCTATCTCCCAAGTTTAGGTGCAGCCTTAACTAAAATTGCGGAATTAAAGGCAGGGATTGGGGATTTTGATTCTCTGGATGAATACTTAAAAAATTATGAAACTATTAAAAACGAAATAAAAGAATACACACATGAACTTAGAAGCATTATTTGATGCCGTTATAGTTAAACCGCAGGAAACTGAGGAAACTACATTTGGAAACATCATTGTACCAGATTTGGGCAAAGAAAAAAACGAAACCGCTATTGTTGTAGCTGCAGGACCTGGTAAGTATTCAGTTACAGGTAATTTTATCCCTAGCACTGTAAAAGTGGGAGATATAGTAGTATTGCCTACTATGGGATTTACAAAATTCCCATTTGATAACGAAGAATATTATGTAGGACCAGAAAGTCAAATTTTAGCAAGAATTAAAACTGAAGGATAATGGGAAAAGAAATAAATTTTGGAAACACAGCTCGTACAGAGCTAATGAAAGGAATTGATGTTTTAGCGGATGCGGTTGTAACCACTTTAGGTCCTAACGGGCGAAATGTTGTAATCGCCAACAATGGTATTCCACAATCTACTAAAGATGGTGTTACTGTAGCTAAATCTATTACCCTTAAAAATCCTACTCAAGAAGTAGGTGTACAACTAGTTAAACAAGCAGCTATCAAAACTGCAGAAAAAGCAGGAGATGGTACAACTACCTCTACTCTTTTAGCTAGAGAAATGGTTAGAGCAGGTTTGCAAGCTCTAAACAATGGAGAAAATGCGGTTGAAATCAAAAGAGAAATTGATAAAGCAGTTGACGCTATCGTAAGAAATCTAAGAGAAAAAATCTCTGAAGACATTTCTTCCGAAGAACAACTAGAACAAATTGCTACCATTTCAGCTAACAACGATCCAGAAACCGGAAAATTGATTGCAACCGCAATTGAAAAAGTAGGTATGGAAGGAGTAGTTCACATTGAAGAATCTAGAACTGGAGAAACATATCTTGAAACTGTAGAAGGTATGCAGTTTGACAGAGGATACAAATCTCCATACTTTGTAACTAACAACAGCAATATGACTGCAGTTTTAGAAAACGCTGTAGTGTTGATTGCAGATCAAAAGTTTACACAAGTAAAAGAATTGCTACCTATTCTAGAGGCAGTATCTTCACAAGGTAAATCACTTTTGATTATTGCAGAAGATGTTGACAACGAGGCTCTAGCTACTCTTATTGTAAACAAAATGAGAGGTATTATGAAAGTATGTGCTGTTAAAGCACCTGATTTTGGAGATAGAAGAAAACTAATTTTAGAAGACATAGCTACCACAACTGGGGGTCAAGTATTCTCTAAAGAAAAAGGAATGAAACTTGAGAAATTCAGTTGGGACTGGTTTGGAGAAGCAAGAACAATTACNNAAATCAACAAAGCACAAACCCCGTTTGAAATTGAAAAACTCCAAGAAAGACTGGCAAAGTTCGTCGGAGGAGTAGCTATTATTCACGTAGGTGGAGCTACTGAAACCGAAATGAGGGAGAAAAAAGATAGAGTAGATGATGCACTGCATGCAACAAAAGCCGCTATTGAAGAAGGTATTGTACCAGGTGGTGGAGCTGCTCTATGGCATGCACGAGAAGTTCTCATGTACCCTACTACAACGGGAGCAAAAATTGTTTACAAAGCATGTGGTAAACCATTTGAACAAATTCTAGTAAATGCTGGATTCAGTTCAACTGAAGCTCAAATGGTAGGTTTACAACTTGAACCATCTAACACCTGGTTAGGCTATAACATTAAGGAAGAAAAATGTGTAGACATGAAAGAAGCAGGTATCATCGATCCTACTAAAGTAACTAGAACAGCTCTACAAAATGCAGCTTCAGTTGCGGGTACTATTCTCTTAACAGAATGTACTGTGGTAGATGAGCCAGAAGAAGAAAAATCAAATCATATGGACCCTATGATGGGCATGATGTAAGTTATGGAAAAAAAGGTTGTTGAAAAAAACATCTTAATCGCTCGGAGAATGCCTCCGGGCGATAGATGGAAACTAGAAATAGAGGAAGGTAAAGAAAAAATCCATGGTTCTTTAACTGAAGCTTTAGAAGCGTATATGGTACTAACTGGCTTTAGGGGTGAATATAGGCTTGCCCCCCTGAAAAGTGAGTTGTATATTATACAAAGTGAAGAACAAGAAATAAAACCTATACCTGAAAAGAAATACTCTATCTATGGCGAATACTAAAGAACATACTTTATTTGTAGAAAAATATCGTCCTTCTAAACTAGAAAATTATGTGGGTAATGAGCACCTCAAATCCACTATTTCTAAATACCTAGAACAGAACGATATTCAAAATCTTATATTTTATGGTCAAGCAGGTGGTGGTAAAACCACTTTAGCTAAATTAATCGTTCAAAATCTTAATTGCGATTACCTGTATATTAATGCTTCAGATGAAAGAGGTATTGAAACAATACGAGATAAAGTATCAGGATTTGCAAGTGTTGCTTCTTTTAAACCACTAAAAGTGGTTATATTGGATGAGGCAGATTTCTTAACTATTAACGCTCAAGCCTCACTTCGCAATGTAATCGAAACATTCTCTCGTACTACACGTTTTATAATGACCTGTAATTTTGTAGAGCGTATTATAGATCCTCTACAATCAAGATGTCAGGTAATTAAAATTGTACCACCATCTAAAGGTGAAGTAGCTGCCCATATTGCGGGTATTATGGAGAAAGAAGGTGTTTCATTTGAACGTGAAGACCTAAAAACTATTGTAAACCAATTCTATCCCGATCTACGTAAATGTCTTAATACTATCCAGTTATCGATTGCACATGATAAAGTAAAAGGTGAAGACGATAAATGGCTTAGAATAGATAAATCAATACTTGTATCTTCTAACTACATAGATAAAGTAATTGATGAGTTAAAGAAACCAAAACCATATTTTAACAATATTCGACAAACGATTGCGGATTCAAATGTGGAAGATTTTGATGAATTGTTTAGAGCATTATATGAAAAAGCTTCTGAATATTTACCTAATAAAGAAGGAACAGTAGCTATGCTAGTAAATGATCACCAATATAAAGCTAATTTTCGTATTGATAAGGAAATTAACATTATGAGTTTAATACAAAATCTAATAACTAATAAATAAAAAAAATGGAACAACCACAACTTAACATCGATTTAAAAAACACCACAGGAATTCAGAATTCTGAAGGTGGGAGTGTATTTCAACAGGGTCTTATCCTAAGAAAAATCTCTAAATTTATTGCGGGTACACCTGAAGATGCAATTCTTCCAATCCCTGTATTTTATGATCCTCATACATTCAAAATCTTTGCTGAAGCATTACCTAAAGAATTGCGTGAAGAGCTTAAAGACGAAAGTATTTAATGAAAAACGTTTTTGATTGGTTAAAGGAAATCAATTCTACAAAATCCCATCCTGATACATTTACCAATCAGGATTGGGATATTTGGAATTCTTACATGGTACATCGATTCCTAAGTATGAATCCAGACTATATAGAATTAGTAAATGAAGTTCAATCATTACCCCCATCCAATAAAAAACAAATATATTCAATTTATAGAGAATATATCCCTAAAAACAACAAATGGTCTAAGTATGTTAAATCTGGCAGTAAAGAATTTGATAAAGATCTAGTTCTACAGTTAAAAAAACATTTTAACGTTTCTGCTCGAGAAATAAAAGATTATTTAAAAATTTTAGACAAAAAAGAAGTACAAAGTATTTTAAGCAAACAAGGATTAGAAGAAAAAGAAATTAAAAAATTATTAAAATGAAACCAGAATTGTACGACATGCTCCTTACTCAAGCGATGGCAGAAAGAAGCAAAGCAATGTTAACTCTTAATCTATTATCTGAACACCCCGCAGGTATTGGAGACCATTCAACCAAAGATTTTTACAATAATGCTGAAGAAGCTCTAGCTATGTTGGTGGATGCAGATGATAAAATTGAAGCATTGCAAAAATATTTTAAAACTAAATCTGTAATCTAATGAGCGATTCTATAACTGCTTACTACGATAGAGAAAGAGATAGACAGGACAAATATGTTCAGTCTGTAAAAGAAAAATTTGAGCAGCGCTCACAAACTGGAATTAGGAAATATAATACTACTCTAGAAAGAGAAGATCTAGATTTCCTAGACTGGTTAAACCATCTCCAAGAAGAACTAATGGATGCTACTTTGTACATAGAAAAACTAAAAGATTTTGCCCAAAAAACTTCCTAAAATAGTTAAAGAAATCCAAAAAGCTACCCCACCTCCAGTGAACTATGCTTACCAAAAAGGAATTTCTTTCTCTCAACTAACCATATTCAACAACTGTCCTCACAGGTGGAAATTACAGTATAAGGATAGAATTAAAGCATTTACTTCTTCTATTCATACTGTATTTGGTACTGCAATGCACGAGGCTATCCAAAAATACTTGGATGTAATGTATGCTAGCAGTGGGGCTGAGGCTGATAGACTAGACCTAGTAGAAATATTCCAGGAAAAGTTTGTTGGGGAATATAAAGCTCAATACACATCAAATAATAAACAGCATTTTTCCTCAGCAGAGGAAATGAGAGAGTTTTTTGATGATGGAGTAGAAATTTTAAATTGGTTAAAGAAAAAACGAAACAAGTACTTCTCCAGGAGAGGATGGTATCTAGTAGGTTGTGAGATACCCATTGTAAT